AGTCCGAGGCTTTCACAACGTACTCTTTACGAATGGCTCTCGCGGCATAGGCTTCACCGCTTTACGCGGCTCTTTTCAGAGCCGAGCCTACTGCTTTACCTACACCGCCAGGAATACCTGCAAGGAGCTTTTGTGCGCGGTCGAGGGTATTGCTACCAATATCATCCACCCACAAGCTTGTGGCTTTGTTGCCACCGCCGACAGAAACATCACTCATCGTAGGCCTCCAATTCAAGACTTATCATACCGTTTGTACACATCGAGGTCGCCACCTTGAAATCAGCGAAGAACTTTTCTCCAAGAGCTTCGCCGTCGTCAATGGAAATGCGCTGTCCCTGCTCGGGTACGTTTCCGTCGAGATCGGATAAGGCAATATGCAACTTCGCCTGAACGCCAAAGATGCCCTCGGCGTTTTGTATCGGTTTTTCAAGCTCCTTGACTCTGATAAACAGAACGGAGATGCCTTTGTGGTCCTCGCCGTCATACGTTACGCCGTTGTAGCGTATCGTGTGCCGTTCTGCGAACTCACCGTCATTGAGGAATACGCGGTGGACATCTTCGTTCAGCATATCTTTGAAGCTCATACTACGGGAGTTTCCGCGGAGAGATCAGGCGCGTCCATTACGCCGAAATATTCATCAAGAGCTTTCACCATATCCTCCTTGGTGGTACCAACCTTGAGTGTGATACCAACGGACTTTGCGATTGCTCTCAAATCAGTTGCATTGGAGTCAATGCTATACTCGGGAATATCGGTTACGCTGTCGCCCTCATATTCGCTCTCTGCGGGGGCTTCGATTTCGGGAGGGTTGACGCTCGCATTATCCTCGTCTGCGCTCTCTTCGACCGTTGCAACGGGCGTATCGCCAATGTATTTAGCGATACCGAGATCAACGAGGCGCTTCGCCTCGTTATCGTCAACCTCAAAGGCTTCGTCATTCGGTCCTTTGGTCTGAACGCCGAGCTTTGTATGGAGGCCGTAAAAGCCTCTCTTGATTTTGATTTTAGCCATAGCCGTTTCTCCTTTCCTACGCGGTTATCAGCCGATAACCTGTGCTGCGTAGATGTAAGGGCAGTAGTTCTTGGGAGCCGCGAGAGGTCTTGTGCCAAGACGGAGCTTGCGGATATCCTTGTCCTGATCGAGAACGAACTTGGAAACACGAGAAGCCGCGTAGGTGCGGAACTCGGTGGAGCCAAAGTCGATCTGAGTGATCTGACCGTACATCATATGACCACAGCCGGGGGCGGTTACCATAGCCGCGTCTACAGGGAAATACTTCTGCTCGTTGCCGTTCTCGTCAACGTAGGTTTCGTCTACGCTGATAAGGTTGAGCTTGAAGCCGCCGAAGTTGAGCGTACCCATATAGACAACGCCCTCGTATGCGCTGAGTTCCTGCGAGATCTGACCGACGATGATGCCGCTGTTCTTGTCAAGGAGCTTCTGCACCTTCTCAATGTTGAGAATTGCATCGGCAACGTCGGAGCCAAGAATAAGGTCAGCAGCACGCAGACCGCGCTTGGAGAGCAGACGGCACATATTCTTGACGTCGCCAAAGAAGTCGCCGCCCTCTGCGTTCCACTTTGTGCCTACGGTGTACTCGTGCTCGGAAGCCTCTCCGTCATAGAAGCGAACGCGGAGCAACTCGCCCTTGGTGTTTGCGTCAACATACTCCTGCATATCGCAAGCGTTGTTGATCATTGTCTGAACTGCCATCCACTCCTCGCGGCGAACGATACGCGCATCGAGGTCGGAAAGGTCTCTGAGCTGAAGGTGTGCGGCTCTCTGCGCGGGAGTCTGCCCGGGATAAAGAGCCTCGCCAAAACCTCTCTTCTGAAGGTCGTCGAGAGTAAGGCTTCTGGAAAGCGCGATGTACGCAGGCTGAAATTCGTGGATCTCGTAGCCTGTGCGACCAACGGCAATGTCGCCGGCGCGGGGCGCTACGAAAGCAGCCATCTGACGATCACCCTTGCGGTACTCGGTCAAAACCTTGTCGGCCGCGAAGATGTCCTCGGGAGCTGTGGGGAAATATCTGTCTTTGAAGAATGTCTGACGAGGCGCGATCTCTTCCACGAGCGCCTGCAGAACATAGTTATCGAAAAAGTTAAGAGTAGGCATTCTGTTTTCCTCCTGTTTTAATTACCTGCAAAAGCAGCCTTGAAAACAATGCTGTATTTGCGGAGTGCGTCGAAGTCCGATTCGGTGATGGTGTAGCCATCTGCGACGTGGACTTTGTTGAGATTGAAGCACCCTGCGGTATAGACGGAAACGTTTTCGTCACTTTCCGTGCCGACAACGACATCATCGCACAGGATGCAATCGGCGTTCCCGCCACCCGTAACGAACTTCACCGCGATTGTCTTGGTGTTCGCGGGAGCTTCGCTGAATTCGAGTTCGCCGGTGACCTTGTTGTATGTGTACGCGGTGGTTGCGGTGCCATCGACCTTGACCTCCGCAACAGCAGAGGGAGTGACGCCACCGGACACAAGGCTGAACTTCGTTGTGCTTCCGTCGCCGGTCGCGGAGAATGTACCCGTATTATCGACGTCGCTGCCGAGAACGATCAGTTTGCCGTCTGCGTCTTTGGCGAGGATTGTCCCTCTCTTGATAGTGGTTTCTGCCGCGAGCTTGCGGATTGTGCCGCCTCTCACTTCGACCTCGGGAACGAGATCAACAACGAGGCCGTCATATTCCATCTCGCCAACTTTTGCGTTGAGATTTTTCATTGTGATACCTCCTTAGTTCTTGCCGAGCAATGCCTTGACACTGGCTCTCGCCTCTGCCTGCTTTGCTTCGGGTGTGGTCGGCTCTGCGCCGCCGTTGCCGTTGTCTGCAGGTGCGGCTCCTACACCGCCTGCACCGGACGCGTCGTAGTCAGACTTAACGCCTGCCATAAATGCGCCACCTGTTTTTGCTGCCGCCTGTGCGGCACGGAACGCCATCTCCTGCGCTGTACAGGGGTGATCGCCGTACTTCGCGTTACGGACAGTCTCTTCATCGTAGAGATGTGCGATACTGTCAATGTCCGCGAGGCGCTGACGTTCAGCGTTGGTTGCGTTGGTTTCGGAGTTAGCGTGTTCGGCAGACACGGCAGCTCTCACGTCACTCTCAACCTGCGCTGCGAGTTCAGGGTTTTCTGTTCTGAGCTCTTCAAGATTTCTTGCCATAGGTTTGTTACCTCCTTCGCTGTCGGTTTCTGCCGACGTATTATTATTTACATCCGCCTGGCTCGCGGTTGTAATCGGAATGGACTCGGGCGCGGTCATACCGCGTGCCAAGTGTACTTTTTGCCCTCTCACAAAGAGGGCGGTGCGGTCTGCGCTTGCCGCAATATTGAGCGGCTCTGCATCTTCAATAACCTCGTCGGCAAATCCTTTTTCGACTGCCTCTCTGCCGGTCATTGTGGTTGTTTCAGACATCATATGCATAAGCACCGTGTCCGTCAATCCGCATTTTCTCTTGTAGATTTCGACCTGCGCTTTATCCCAAGCGTCATTTTCCTTCGCTTTGGAACGCATATCGTCAGCGTTGTAGCCGCCGAACAGGAACGACCAAGCCTTATGGATCATAATAAGACTTGACGGATTTGCTCTTACTGTGTCGCAAGCGCACATAATGAGCGAGCCACCCGACATAGCAACGCCGTCCACAATGCAGACGGTTTCAATTCCGCTCGCGGAGATTTCACGTAAACGATTATGAACGAGGATCGACACGCCTGCATCTCCACCGTAGCTGTTCATACGGAGAGTGAGCTTTTTACACCCTGCGCCAATGACCTCGTTCAAGTCTTTCAAGAATTCGTCCTGAATAATGAAAGACCCTTCGACAGGTTCTCCTGTCCAATAATTGATAGGCTGACTTTCTACGATGTCGCCATACATAGAGATTTCCGCTTCGTTCCCGTCCGCGTTTGTCATAGCATAACAAGCGCGGCGAATGCTAATCGGAATAAAAGGGTTATTCGGCATTACCTTGCCCTCCTGTTGTTTGATTTCCCGTGTTGTTCGGATCGGGAGGGTCCGTTGGATCAGGCGGCTCGGTCTGAACGGCCGGCGCCGCAGGAGGCTCGCTCGGTGTAGCAGAAGGCTTCAACTCTTCCTCTCGTTTCAAGATTTCGACGTTTTCCTCCCAGTTTCCACCGTAGTATTCACGTGTCACTTGCTCGTTGGTCTTCCAACCGTGCTTTACTGCGGTTTCGTTTGCCACCGCCTCCTTTTGAGGATCGAGGTGAGTCTGTGCAGGTCCGTCCCATCTCGTTCCGCACCAAGCGGCTCTGATAAGAGGATCCGTGAAGAAACCAGGCGCCTTGATGCGCCCAATCGCAACCGCCTCGGCAAGCCACGCTTCATAGGTCGGCTGA